GAAAAAATTTAGATTATTACAAAAGATTATGATGAGGTTACATGGATATAATGATAGTGATAGAAAAACAAATGTTCAACCATTTTTAATGGAATTTGTTTCCCAAATATCTTTTAATGGTGTTATGTTATATCCACAAATCAAAAAATCAAAAGAAATAAATCTAAATTTACCATGTGTTGGTTATAAGACGGATATGGAAGCATGTTTGTCTAGAGTTGGTGAATGTCAAAGAATTGGTTGTAATCTATCTTTTTTGTATTTTTTCCAGAGATTACATGTTTATCATGTAGCTGAAGCTTATTCATTATTACCAAATATGCATAACAATTTAAATAAAACATATAAAGAATTGGTAAATATTCCTATAGAACTATTTGGTTTACCTGATATGCATCCATTATTTTCATTATATTGTAAAGGTAATGGCAATAATTATAGAATCAATCAATATGTTTTAAATGGTGAAAAAAACAATAGAATATCTTTATGATCAAAATAAAGAAAGTGGTATATTATTAGATGAAGACATTGATTACAAATTTTCATTAAAAAGTCCTAAATTTGTTTATGAAATAATGAATAATACTATAAATAGATTAAGACAAAATTTAAAATTGAAAACAGAAGATATTTTGTCCTTTTGGGAAAAACATATCTCTTATAAATTAGTAAAACCTATACACAAAGAATATTTATATGATTGGATTAGAGTTATGTTTTATAATACAACATTTTTAGAAGCATATTCAACAACAAGTAGAACAATGATGACGATGAGGTTGTCAACTTATTCAAAAACAAAAATAATTTCTGAAAAAATTGAAATGGAAGATTTTGAAAAAAAAGAATATATTTTAAGAAAAAAAATTTTAAAAAACAATAAAAGAATATATTGAGGAACACACATTGAATATTAACAAATACTCACAAACTAAAAAAGATAATATTATTAAAAATCAAATAATTAAAATTATAACAAAATGTGATCCAAATTATGATGCAATTTATAAAATATTGCCAAATATCAAGATTATTTCAAACAAAAAAAATGAAGGATAGAACAATTCAAGTAGCAACAAAAACACCAATTAAATTCAAAACAATGGAGATAATAAATAGTCCAGCAGTTTTAATTGAATACATTTACAATCCAGAAGATTTTAAATTAGATCATAGACAACTAATTTCAAAAGAATCATTAGATAGGGATATGAAAACAATAAGAGAAAAGATACCTGAAAAATTATTAATTGAACCAAAAACAATGAATGTTTTATCTGTTTATAATGATTTATTAATTAATAAAGAAAAAAGAATTGTTATGTTTGGTTATAATAGAAATGTTAATTTTCTCATTGATTCAATTCATGATATTTATGTAAATAATTATTTACCTGGTTATATTTTAGAAGTTCACATGAATGAAAATTTAACTATAAGAGATCCATTGACTGGTAATTTGTTATATTCAAAAACAGGGAAAATGATTGTTGACTATCATAGACAATGTCTTGACAATATCTTATTAATATTAATTTATTTAACACACATTTGTGGTATTGAAAATATAGGTTTTGTTAAAGAAATATTTGATAATCTTGAATTTAAATTAGAAACAAAAAAAAAA